TGCATGCTGCTGTTCCTGTACCAATTCTACCAGAGGGACATCATCATGATCCCCTGGTTCACACTGCTGGCACTCGGCTATGTCGGCTTCGTGGAGGTGAAGAGCATTTGGGAACCGGCAGACATCAAGGAGAAGAAACAGCAGCAGGACTACAGGCGCGCCATCATGGCACTCATCCGTGAATACGGAGGCATCGACAAGGTGCTCGAGGTCATCATGGAGGACCAGAAAAAGGAAGGAAAGGAGGAACAGTCATGACAGTACTCAGAATCGGATCAAAAGGACCGGACGTAGTAAAGCTGCAGCAGCTGTTACACCTGAAGGCAGACGGTATATTCGGACAGCTTACACTGGAGGCCGTCAAAGACTTCCAGCGTGACAATGGACTCTTCCCTGACGGCATCGTAGGGCCGAAGACATGGGAAGTCCTGGTACCGAGAGAGGGTATCATCCTGAAACGCTCACGCAGACGCATAGACCTCATACTCGTTCACTGTACCGCCACACCGAAGGGAAAGGACTTCACCGTAGAAAACATACGGGAATGGCACACGACACCGAAGCCTAAGGGCAACGGCTGGAGCGATATCGGCTACCACTACGTCATCTATCGTGACGGCAGCGTGCATCTGGGGCGTGACGTAGACCTTATTGGAGCTCATTGTGAAGGATACAACGCCCACTCCATCGGCATCGTATATGTCGGAGGTATGAGTGCCGACGGCAGGAAGAACGAAGACACAAGGACAGAAGCCCAGAAGCTCGCACTCCTGGATCTGCTGGTGAAGCTGAGGAAACTCTATCCTAACGCAACCATCTCCGGCCACAGAAACTATGACAGGAAGGGCAAGACCTGTCCTAACTTCGACGCACGCGAGGAATACCGCGATATCTGAAAATCTTTAAATACAACGCCTATGAATAAGATCTTTGAGAAAGTGCTGAGCTATGTAGCCGTAGTAGTAGTCATGCTCCTGCTGGCTGGCGTCAGCTACTGGGTGGAATACCAGAAACAGAAGGACCTGCTCGACCAGATCCACAATCTCGAGGTGCAGCTGGCACACGCCACCGTACCTCTGCAGAGAGACACCATCCGCGACTCCATCCCCGTGGTGCAGCAGCGGGTGATCACCGTCGACAAGACCGACTACAAAAAGCAGATCGCCGATGCAGAGCTGATCAAGGACCTCCAGCTGGAGCTCAAGCAGATCAAGCAGCAGAATGACATGCTTCTGGCCACCGCCGGGCAGGTTCCCATCAACCCGAAGGATGAGGGCGACAGCATCTTCCTATACAAAGATGCCTGGGCCGACTTCGAAGTGAACGTGCCAGCACGTAACCTGAAGTATGAGGTGCGTGACTCCGTCGTCACCTTCATCGCCACCATCCCGAAACACAAGTTCCTCTGGTGGAAGTGGGGCACGAAAGGATACAATGTGAAGATCGTGAACTTCAACCCCCGTTCAAAGGTGCTCTACAACCGCACAGTCAGGATTGATAAATAATTATATGTTAGTAGTTAGAGTAATTGGCCTGCAGCGGCAGGCTTTCATTCACGAAATTTTATAGTTTGATAAATGAATAGTTAATTTTGTATCACCCCCTGCCGTCCGTGAGGATTGCAGGGCTTTTTCATGCCCTGAAAGGCTTAAAAGATATTAAAACGAATACTTTTTGCCATAAAAATTTGGAGAAAAGTAATATTTTTATTACCTTTGCAGTGTCAAACAATAAAGAATATTAGCAATGAAGAAACTGAAAGTAAGAGAAATCCTGAAGCTGCTCAAAGCCGACGGTTGGTATCAACTGAAAGCCAGGCACACCAGCGGCGACCACAGGCAGTTCAAACACCCCACGAAGCCAGGAAAGGTGACAGTCAACGGCAAGCCAAACGATGACATGCGAATCGACGATCAAAGGAGCATTTTTAATCAAGCAGGGTGGGAGTGGAAGTAACACTCCCCACCCCTTAAAATAGAGAAGTATATGAAAGAGAAAATTATTGTAAAGGTATCATGGTGCGGCAAGAATTTCTCCGCATCGCTTAGCGAGAACGTACCCGGTGTTGTACTCTTCACTGCCAAGACTTTTTCTGAACTGCAGAAAGAGGCTCGGATATCACTCGATTTCCACCTTGAAGGTATGCAGGACGATGGCGACGCAGTGCCCCAGTGGTGGCTCGATGGTGAATATGAATTTGAATACGAGTACACTGATACAGCCACGTTGCTGCAGGTTTATGGCGAAATCGTGTCATTGGCGTCCATCAGTCGCGTGTCAGGCATCAATCAGCATCTGTTGTCGCACTATGCTAACGGGCTGAAGACACCGCGCCCGCAGCAGCGGCAGCGCATCGTTGACGGCATCCATGCGCTGGGTCGCCAGTTGCTTTCTGCTGTATAGTCTTTATTGTTTGACGACAAAACTCTACAGCACGCCCCCGACCTCTGCAGAGGCCTGGGGGATTTATGTATCAACTAAATCTTTCATGAAATGATGAAATCAATCTTTAGCGAGGAAGAGATCCTCCAGGCAGGCGAGGTGTTGCGCTATCTGAAGGAACACAAAGGCTTCAACTTCGGCAACCGCCCACGTCCTGAAGGATCCGGCTGCATGCAGCGCAAGTTCTTGAACGATATCATGTGCGATGATCTCGGGCTGGTCCGTCATACGGGCGATATCTATTCGCTCACTGCCCTGGGCCGCGAGGCTGCAGAGGCGGGCTTCAGGGCCTGGCTGCAGGAGCAGGAGCGCAAGAAATCCGAGCCTGTGCCAACAAAAGAGGTATTGGAAGACAGTGAAAGGAAAAAGCAATCGTGGGTGGCTTGGGCTACAATAGCTGCAGGTGCCATCGCTGCTGTCGATATCATTCTGAGGCTGCTTGGCTTTCTGAATTAGAAAAACCAGCTGGCAATAATATGTAAAACCAAGGCACAGGACAGGATGATCACTGTCCTGTCGATAAGTCTGACATGTTTTTCCAATCTGGAAAAATGGTTCTCAAGTTCTCGATAATCCTCTTTCATGCCGCAAAAGTAGGCTTTTTTTCCCGAAAATGCAAATTTTTCGGCAAAATACTTGCAAGTTTGAAAAAAAAATTCTATCTTTGCCATCGCTAACAAAACAGTGGTAGTCCACTCGTCAGGGCGCACGTCAGACGCTCAGCTTGTTTAGCCGGGCATTTTTTTTGCCATCAGAGTAGTTACTCGTAACATACTTCTACGGCTGCCTTCTCGTAAAACTGAATTGCCCACGGGTGAGTCACTGTTTTGTTAGCAACGGGGAGTGCAGCCGTTTCTCTGTCTCTGCGCCAGTGCGGTTCGCTGGCATGCTAACAAAACAGTGCAATATGCAACAGTTGACAATCCAGTTTGAAGGCTATGCCGATGAGCAGCACCTTTCAACGCAGAGCACGGCGAAACAGTGCAAGGTGGATGCGGTAGCCCGCATCGAGTCTTTCGTTCACTCATGGATCGGCAAGAAGGCCGAGTCCCTGAAGACAATCGCAGCAGCCACGGGTATGGTGGCTTTCGGTTTCTCGATGATGTTCCTCGCAGCCATGGTAGGAGGGTAGGTCATGGGAATGCTGTTATCAGAATACCAGGCCAAGCGTGAAGAGCTTGACCGTAAGATGGAGGAACTCAACTCCCAGGAGGCCGAGAAGAAGATGGAGCTGTCCATCAAGTACCAGGCACAGTGCAAGAAGATCCAGGCACAGATCGGCAACCTCAAGCGCCAGCAGAAGGAAGCCCTCAAGCAGTACCAGAACGACAAGGCATGGTGGCACGAGAAATACAAGGGCGAGAAGCACAATATCAACGCCAGCATGCACACGCTCCGTCTGGAGTACCTGACAGTCAACGGACTGACGGATGACCGCATCAAGAATCTAACCGAGGGAGGCGTGCAACATGGGTAAGGTCATTAATCTCACACCCGAGGCGCTCGAGCTGCTCAACAAGTTCTGCGATATGCTCGAAGCCCACACCGTGACGCTCGAGGCAGCCGAGGAGAAGCTGCAGAGCCAGGCATTCATGGAGGCTGATACGCAGGAGGCCAACAATCTCTATACCACGGCCTATCAGGTCAAGATACTGTGCCGTGATCTTACGAAGCTTAATTCGATATTAAACACCGCAGGTGGGTCGGAATAAACCCACAGGTTAATAATTTTTTTCTCATTTCAACAATTTTGGGGGGCTGCCTGCAGTGATTGCACGCGGCCCCCTTCCTTTTTTTGTCTGTTACAGCACGCCGTCGTAGTCCAGCATCAGCGGGTTGGCTGCCTTCAGCTCCAGCGGCGTGTAGGTGTTGGTGATGGCCAGCGATGAGTGGCGTGCCTGGTCGCGCACCGATATCGGGTCCACGCCCTTGCGCAGCATGTTGGTGATGCCCGTGTCCTTCAGCGAGTAGTACTTGAACCTGGGCGAGAACTTCAGGTCCTTCCTCAGGTGCTTCATCCAGTAGTCGCGGAAGCTCTTCTCGCTCTTCTGCCTCTCGCCCGGGCGGAAGTGGTCGCTGAACAGGTAGCAGCCCCCATGGGCGCTGAATATGTCGAGGTCGATCATGAGTCTGGCCACCTTCTGTGGCATGGTGATGGTCACCGAGTCGTGGTTCTTCGTCTGGTCGCCCATCAGCGTGATGGTACACATACCTATATTGATATCGCCCACGTGCATACGCGAGAGCTCCTTCGGACGGATGCACATGTAGTGCGTCAGGTAGCAGGCCAGCAGGAAGTGGCGGTTGTGCTCCATGAGGTAGTCGCGTATCTGTGCCATCACGTGGTCGGGAATCACGGTGCGGTCCTTCACGTGGCCCCTAATGTGTATGTTCTTGAACCGTGCGCAAGGGTCGGCCGTCAGGTAGCCGCGCTCCAGCAGGTAGGTGCAGAAGCTCCTGAGCCATGCCAGGTAGTTGTTGCGGGTGATGAACGAGTTGTTCCGCTCCACGTACACGTAGTCCAGGAACCTCGACACCACCAGGTGGTCCATCTGGAACATGTACACCACGTCCCCCTGCTCCTCTATCCACTCCCTGAATATCTTCAGGTAGCTCAGGTAGCTCACCACGGTGTCCTCCCTGAGGCTGTTGTCGTCGAGCCGCTTGTACAGGTAGTCGTGGTACAGGTCGGCCACCTTCTTAAACAGCGTGAATGTCATGCTGTCCGAGTTCTCTATCCACGGGTTCCACCCTCCCTCCAGCTTCCGGCTCAGCGTGCGTATCATGTCCCTGGCCGTGCGTTTCATCTCGCGCTTGGTGCGGCAGTGGTCCAGCATGTACTTCTTCCTCTTCCTCAGTCCCGATACTGGGTCGAAGGCATAGAAAAACACGAAATTCTCCTTCCCCCAGGCTGCCTGGGGGTCTGTGTACCCCTTTATCTCATTGTGTACGGGGTCGGGATGGCGCTTAATTTTTTTTCCCATATCTTAATTTGATGTGGGATATTGTTACTGTTTTCCGGCGAATCCGAACTGTTCACCAACAGTCCGAGTTCTGTCCGAGTGAATTCTGTTCGTCACAGCCTTTAATTGAAATAAGTGGCTGGAAACCAACCACTTACCAATGCTGTAAAGTCTCAAAAGTCGGGATGAGGCGATTTGTTGGGTTTTGCGGAATGCCGATGTACAGGGCGTTTCAGAAGATTCGATGTACTTGAAAAACCGGCCTTCTGTCCGAGTTCTGTCCGACTTTTGGCGGATTTCCGCATAAAAAAAAGTTCCGTTATTTTTCATTTGCCAATTCTATGAGTCTGTCGATACGTTTGCCTAATTCTGATATCTGCTGGTCCTTCACCTTCAGCTGCTCCTTGGTGCTCTGTTCCATGCGCTTGATCTCGGCCTCCTGATGGGTGATGATCTGCTTCTGTGCTGATATGATCTGAAGCAGCGTATCCGGATCGTTGGATATGCTGACGTTGCCCACGTGGTTGTTGTTGCCAGATACCAAGGCTGTAGACGGCGTAGGCCTGCGAAGCAGCTCGTCTACGCTGCAGCCTAAGACATCTGCAATCGTGATGGCCGTCTGAACACCCATGTTCTGGACCCCATTGAGATAGGTCAGGCTTTTTGTAGGTGTGTCAGGCCATAAGGCATCGCGCACCTCTTTCGACCGCTTGCCGTATTTTCTGGCCAGTTCATCAATCCATTCCTTTGTTACTTTCATTATATCTATTCGTTTTAAAATATACGGTATAAATGTAAATCTTCGTTAAATTCAACGATATACGTTTGAAATTTATATGAATTCATTTGTTTTTTATTATTTAATTTCGTACTTTTGCCGACAAATATACAAAATTATATTTATTTATGCAAGAAATTGACGTAGAAAAAAGGAATTTAGGACTGCAGGCCTACTACAGGGACCTGGAGTGGAACAAGAAGCGCAAGCTCATCGGGTTTCTGATGAATAAGTACAGCATGTCCTACAATTCAGTATGGAACAGGCTGACTGGAAGGAGCAAGTTCTCACTTGTTGAACTTGAGGTGATGGAACCAGTAATCAGAAGCGAAGAATGGAACCAGTAGAGTTTTATATCATCGGCCGGCAGACATGCTTCAGGCGTAATGGGGTGAGCAAGCCTCTGACGCCTGGCGACAGGGAGGAGATCACCTTTATCCTGGAGCGGATACAGCGCTATTTCCCTGAGGCCGTGAAGCGGCTCTATGAGTGGGCTGCCGACTCTGCGGCCAACAGGATGTACTTCGAGTACCGGGTGGTCGACAGGTTTATCCGCTGCAACTTCGGCGAGGCCGATTTCCTGTATAGCGACGTTGAGGATAACATGTTCCACTTCGAGGAGGTGAAGTGCCCGCTAAGGGGCATCTGCAAGGATGAGGGTGTGATCTGCAAGCCCAAGGCCGATCTGGGACTCCCTGCCGAGGAGCAGCGTGTGGTTAACTTGTACGCCAAGGGCTATCTGCCCGGAGAGATAGCCGAGCATCTGGGCAAGGCCGAGAAGACGTGCAAGGAGCAGATCCGGAGTGCCTGCCGCAGGCTGAAGCTTCCGCATCCCCGCTGGCTTATCCGGCTGTTCGGTTGCTACACGTTCTGACAAATGAATCCATTTCGGAGATTACAGTTTATAATTGCATGATTGTCTGGCGAGACAACACGACGATTTTCTTAATGTCAAAGATTAGTTGATACGTCGGCCAGCCTCCTGTGAAGGCCGCTGGTTTTTTAAAAGATAACTTATAAAATAACGATCTATATGAAAACAATTGATTTTGAAAAGGCCGTTAAGGCCATCGGTGCGGAGATCCTCGGGTTCCGCTACTATTCTAAGACTGGAGGCACAGTCGTCAGCTGTGTTGGCAAGATCACGGAGCTTACCGTCATCATGTGGGACTCGGCTGGGCGTGCCTTCGTCTACAATCAGGATCCGGAAGGAGAGGACTGTGTCAGTGAGTACAACCTTTACTCTCTTCCTTACGAGCGAGACAGTAAATTTGACCTCAAATTCGACTGACCTATGCCTATCAAACCCGAGCTGAGACATCTGTATCCCAAGAACTGGAAGGAGATACGCCAGAGGATACTGGAGAGGGCGAATGACTGCTGCGAGTTCTGCGGTGTGCCCAATCATTCCTGGGTGTCGAAGATCAGCGAGGCCGACGGACTGGACTGCGGCTACAGGATAGTGCTGACCATCGCTCACCTGGATCATGACCCTACGCATAACGACCCGTCGAACCTCAGGGCCCTGTGCCAGACGTGCCACAACCGTCACGACGCGAAGCACCGCGCTGCCAACCGCAGCCATACAGCAGCCCTGAAAAGAGACAAGAGCGAGTGGATAGATTTCAAGTAAAGCATATGGCACAATTTGTAAGTTACGAACGATTCATAGAATTTATCGACGGCTTTGTCCAGAAGGAATTCATGGAATACCGGGCAAAACTCGAAGCCTACAACAATAGAGAGATGACGGACATGGAATCTGCTCTGCTGATGCAAGGATTCAAGATGGGGTTCCTGAGGGCAGGGAATTTAATAATGGACTCCATCCCTAATACATACAGGAATATCCTTAACGATCTGCTCAAGGAATTCGAACAGACTAAAGTAAGTGCGAAATGACAAAGCTCAGATACCATATAACAAGGATCCTGGTATGCGCTGCTGCGCTGCTAATTGGTGTGGCCATCGGCCTGCTGATCTGCATGGCCATGGGATACTATCTCGACGTAGTGCCAGGACCGAATATGGATGGGTATAAAGTAATTAATATAGTAAAGGTTTATGGGTCAATACTGTAAAAGATTCAAGCATGCAGTTTCATCTACGGATTGTCTCTGCTGTAAGCATTGTAACAAGTTCCTGGATAAAGCAGGGAATGTCAGAATGTGCCCTGATGAAATCTTCGTCAGAGATGAAGAAGATCCTCTCAACAATGACGGTTGTCCGTTCCCAGATGATGATTCAGAGATGTGTTCTGAATGTTCACACATGAGCTTTTCCTCATTGTTTACTGGAGAATGTGATTTAGGAATTAAAATATGAAACATTATGAAGACAATTAACGTAGCAATGATCAACGACATCACCATGCAGGTGGTGGCCGATGAGAAAGAGCAGTTGGTGGTGATTAAGCCAGTTTGTGAAATCCTTGGAGTGGATTACCCGGGTCAATATTCCAAGTTAAAGAATCATCCGATTTTCGGTTCAACTATTGTGCTGAGCTCAACAGTTGGAGCTGATGAAAAGAGTCGCGAGATGGCATGTATACCCCTCCGGTTCTTCTCATCTTGGCTTTTCTCAATCAACCCTGACAACGTCAAGGAGGAAGTTCGCGATAACCTTATTCAATTTCAGCTCAAGTGTAACGACGTGCTTTACAATTACTTCTTCCGCCGTGCTGATTTCGCGCTGAAGAAGGAGAAGGCTGTGGCCTATTATAAAGAGGTGTATGACGAGAAGGCAGAGGAACTGCAGATGGCCAAGAGTGAATACAAGCGGGCCGAGAAGGAGTTCAACGATGCGCTCAACATGACCTACGAGGACTATGAGGCCGACCAGCGGCAGCTGCGCATTCCCGGATTTGAATAATGATATATTATGTTTTGATATGAAGCAGTTATCCATTACCATCAACGGCGAAGTCTATGAGCTCCAGGACCTGGGGCCTCAGAAGCTGAGCAGCTCGCACCTGAGGTGTGATATATGTTATCACTTCTGCGACCTGGTAAAGCAGTGCGGAAAGTTCCTGTACAATGCAGCTGTGCCATGCCTGCTGGGATGCGACACACCGGATGAGGGGACAGGCTTCTATTTTAAAAAGAGATTATAGCAATGAGTAAGAAAACGTATCAGTACCGCATCGAGAAAAAAGCCGATGGCGTGTTCATCATCAAGGAACGTCACACGTTCATGTTCTTCTGGAGATTCTGGACAACAGGATCCATCAAGTTGAAAATACCAAAGCAGTACGCAACGCCACAGCTGGCAGAAGAAGCCATCTACAGAGCAGCACAGCAGAAGGGCATGCGTGTGTTCGTCCTGAATATCGAGGGTGCCAAGGAGGCCATCGACGGAGCCTTCAAGAAAGCCAGGAAGAAAAAGCGCAAGGAGGAGCGCAAGAGAGAAGAGATCGCCCAGAACCTCAAGCGCATCGACGAGGATCCTGATGATAAGAAGATTGCGGAGATCTACGATCACATCAGCAAGCCCCCTGTAGGCATGAAGAAGCCAAAGAAAAAGGCTGCAGCACCAAAGGCCACCGGTAAGGCCACATCGAAGAAGGCTACCCCTAAGAAGACCACCAAGTCGAAGCCCCGGAAGAAGGCTGAGTGATTTGTACTTTTCGGTACCGGCGGAAAGTGTTATTTTTGCCGGTGCTTTTTCATTATAACGGAGAAGTGTATCAAGAAGAGATATGGATAAAAAAGAACAGGACGTAAGAAACTTACGGCAGGAGTGGGAACAGCTGTGGGCGACACTGGAGAGTGCCAATACAGCCTTCAACGAGTTCCTGCAGGGAGGGCTGTCGGTAGCCGACAGCCAGCGCGTGAAGCAGTTCGTCTCGAAGTGGGACAAGTTGAAGAACCAGGCAGAGCAGTACTATGATGCCATCGACCGTCTGACCAACCAGCAGACGGAACCCGTGGCGGTGGAGCTGCCATGGGCTACCGACACATTCAAGGATGCGTGGGAGTTCTGGAAGGGATATCTGCAGGAGCAGCACCACATCTACCTCAAGTCGCGCATGGAGGTGAAGGCCCTGGCCCAGCTCCGTAAGATCAGCGACGGTAGCGAGCAGAAGGCCACCGAGTATCTCGACTATGCCGAGGCGGGCGGTTACCGCAAGTTCTTCAAGGTTACAGAAAAGGAGCTCAAGGAGAGCCGACCGGAAAGGAGGAACGACGATGGGGACTTCTGACCGTTACGACGATATCGTGAACCGCTTCATCACTGAGCGGCGCGAGGTATGCGACAAGAAGGTGAACGACCTCAATGAGTGGCATGCCCCATGGATGACCCGCCAGCAGTTCTGGCTGATGCTGCAGGCCAGTGCCCAGAGTATCATGGCCAAGCGTGGCGTTCACCGTGCCTACGTGGTCGACGACTTCAACCGCCAGGTGATTATCCAGATGTATTACTATGTCACAGGATCCCCTGAGTGCATCTGGAATATTAACAAGGGGATCTATCTTGGTGGCAAGGTGGGCTGTGGCAAGACAGTGCTTCTGCAGGCCCTTTGCGATATCCTTCATTTTGTGAGCGGCTATACCGTTGAGATGATACCTGCCAACCAGCTCTACAAGCGCATACAGCAGGATGGCATCATGAGTCTGTCGCGCCGTCCGCTCTTCATCGATGAGTTGGGACGCGAGCAGCTGGAGATCAACGACTTCGGCAACCGCATACGCCCCATCAATGATCTGATGGAAGCCCGCTACGAGGCCGGCGTGCGTACCTTCTTCACCTCGAACTTCTCGCTCGAGAACCTGTCGAAGGGCCGTAATGACAAAGGCGAGATGATGGGTTACGGCAAGTATGTGGGCGAGCGTATACAGGAGACTACTAACATTGTGATCATGCCTGGCGAGAGCCGTCGGGAGAAATGGGAATCGAAATTATGAAGAAAGACAATACATCACCCGCCGTCATGACGCGCCTGACGGCCACGTCGGCACCTGCCAGCAGGCAGGGAGGCCGTGTCAGCATGGCCAAGGCCTGGCTCAGTGAGAACTATGAGATCCGCGTGAACCTGCTCGATCCGTCGAGGGTATATCTCGAGGCCAGGGAGGAGTGCCCAGTCAAGTACGAGTTCCCCGTTACCGAGGCCGATATCTACCTGCACGCCCAGGAGGACGAGATACCCATGTCGATGTCGATGCTGCGCACGCTGCTGCAGTCGCCCAATCAGATCACGCCGTTCAATCCCATTACGGAGTATTTCGAGGGGCTGAAGGGTAAGTATACCGGACCGTCGCAGATAGACCTTCTGGTGAAGTCGCTTCACGTCTCCGGAGGCGATGATGGCGGCCGTGCGCGTCAGCTGCTGCGCAAGTGGCTCTGTGCCACTGCTGCCTGTGCCTTGGGATATCGCCAGAACGACGTGGCCTTGGGGCTGGTGTCTGCAGAGGCCGGTATCGGTAAGACCACCTTCTTCGAGGAGCTGGTACCACCCAGCCTGAAGGATTACTACCAGTGTGTGCTGAAGGGCGACACCTCGTTCCTGCCAACACGTGCCTTCGCCACCCGTCTGCTGCTCAACTTCGATGAGATGGCTGCCGTTACCCAGGCCAACGAGGACTCCTTTAAGCAGCTGCTGTCTTCGACCGAGGTGAACACCCGTCTGCGCGGCAACTACCGTGTGGAGACCGTGCCTCGTGTGGCCAGCGTGTGCTTCACGTCGAATAAGACGGGTGCCATGGGCGGATTCATCCGTACCGTCGACAAGGGCATGCTGCGCCGTCTGGCCGTGATCGAGGTGGATGCCATCGACGACTACCGCGACAGCCTCGATGTGGACCAGCTCTGGGCCGAGGTGATACTGCTGCTCAACAATGAGGACTACGAATGGACGCAGGAGGAATACAAGCAGTTCACCTGCGAGAACATGCAGTATATAGAGACCACCAACGCCATGCGCCTGATAAAGCTTTATTACCGCCGTCCTGAGGGCAATGACAAGGCTGAGTTCATGATGGCCGGCGATATCATGATGCAGCTCAAGGAGAAGCGCAAGATCACATCCACGCTTCAGCGTGTCGACGAGGTGAGCATAGGCCAGGCACTCACGGCGCTGGGATATCGCCGCTACGGCAAGCGTCTGGCCAGCGGCGTGCGTTACGGATACGACGTGGTGCCGATGTTCGACAGTTAGCAATTTCTTTTCAAACCATTGATGATACACTTCCCGTTGCTGGCTGCTCCAACCTGATGGAGCGGCCGGCTTCTTTTTTTATAGGGGTCAAAAGATAAAAAAACACGCGCACATTTATTTATATATAGGATCCACACCTTATGCAAATCTCACTTAAAGTGAGAATATAAAGACAAATAATGCGTGAAAAGCCCGTTTAAATTCTAAATAATATGCCTACAACACTTACAACATAACCGTAAAAAACCGTCGGAAACCCTCTGTTTATAGGCATTTACGTGTTGTAAGTACTTATTTAGACAAAGGCCTTTTTGCTTACAACATCCACTTACAACAGTTACAACATTTTTTTCACTTACAACACATTTTCTTTCCGAAACCCCTTTATTTACTGGGGTTGTTGCAGTGTTGTAACGTTGTAAGTATGTTCTGAACAAATTCAGACTCAAAAAACAAAAAATCACAATTTTCAACCGATTTCGATTGATTTCACACGAAAATGATTAATTTTGCAGGCGTAATTAACGCTAACAGCCTGATGATAGATCCTGAAAGATATGTAAAACGACGTGTTTGTGAGATAAGGGTGGAGCCATACCTGGCTGCCTATGCCCGCCGTAAGTTCGATACCGACCCCAAGACGGGAGGTATACGCATTCCCGACTCGTTCGACCTCTACCACTGCGTATGGCAGCTGATGAGTCTGCGCCCGCGCCACTCGGTGGATGAGGGGCAGCTGCCTGCTAACCTCAGGATCCACCTGCCGGCCCGTCGGGCCAGTGAGACTCTATCGCAGAAGAATCCCGCCTACTACAACTATATACCGCCTCGCTTCCACTGGATTATAGGCAAGTCGCTGCGCCGGCTCTTCAACTGGGAGTTCCATCACTATGTGGAGCAGCGCATCCAGGAGGGCGTCACCAAGGTAGAGGCGGTACGATCGTTCGTGAGGATGTACCACCTCGGTATCGACTGCGAGGATGCCCTGCTGAAGAATATGCAGCGCTATGAGCGCTCGATGAAGATATTCCTGAATATAGGCCGGAAAAAACACAAAAACACCAAAAAATGAACTTCCTGGTGGCTTTTTTTCCTTGAAAATGCCTTTTTTAACATTGTTTAAGGTAAACTTAGGGTGGGGGGCTGTCCTGTCCTAAGGCTCCCCAAGTTCCTCCACGATGGCCCTCACCTGGGCAGGTGTGAAGGTGCGCTGCCGGTGAGGGTCGTAGCTCAGCCTCTGCAGCCGGCTGGTAAGTACCTGATTGAAGTCTATCCACCCCCGCAGCTTCTTCCATGCCGATTCGGGTGTGACGTCGGGTGAGTAAACCTGTGCGAGTTCCGTTCGTCCGTATTGCCTGATCTCAAATTTGCGAATATTCATTTATCCTGATTATTTGGTATGGGGCTGCAAAGATACAACAATTTTCGCGTATCCACAAAACTACAGTGGCCGTTAATATGCTTTAACCGCCCGCCATAGTCCACGTTTTCAGGTCTTTGCGCCAACACCTTATTATATATAACTTTGCACAAACGAAACATTTGTGATATATGGCTTTTTCAACGTTATACTACACCATTCTGAACAAACCGTTCTTCATCGACGTGCGCCGCATCGACGCCCACGCCGTACTCATCGACAAGTTCCTGGAGCACGACATCACAGGCATGGACGCCACGAAGAAGAGCGACAAGGAGCCCATTATGCGCATGACCACCACCATGAAGGTAGAGGGCAACAGGTTCGACAAGGCCCCGAAGGACTCGGTGGCCGTGATAGCCCTTCGCGGCGACATGATGAAGGAGGGCACCATGTGTTCGTATGGTACCGAGGAGATAGCAGCCGTGATGCGCGAGGCTGCCGACGCCAAGAACATCATAGGCATACGCCTGGATATCGACTCGGGTGGCGGTGCCGTGGATGCCATCGCCCCCATGCTCGATGCCATCAGCTACAGCCGGTCGAAGGGTAAGCCCGTTGGCGCCCTGTGCGACCTGTGTGCCTCGGCAGCCTACTACGTGGCCAGTCATTGCAACTTCATCATGGCCGACAACTCCATCTCTGCAGAGTTCGGATCCATCGGTGTGATGATGCAGTTCCCCGACTATGCCAAGTACTATGAGGAGAGGGGCATCAAGATCCACACCATTTACAGCAACCTCTCCAATTACAAGAACGCCCCCTTCGAGGCTGCCCGCAAGGGCGAATACGCCTCGATCAAGGAAGAGCAGCTCGACCCGCTGGCCCGTAAGTTCCAGGAGGCCGTGAAGAGCCACCGCCAGAACCTGAAGACCGACGTGGAGGGAATACTCAACGGACGTATGTTCTACGCCGCTGATGCGCTCAACAACGGACTGATAGACCAGATAGGTACGGCCCAGGAGGCCACCGAGCAGATACGCAGGCTCCATGCCTCGGCCCAGCTCGACAACTTCCGAGAATTCTATGAATAGTGTTTTCATAATAGTTTATTGTTTTAGTTATTAGTTATTGAGTATGAAAGGATTTAATCAAATCATGAGTCTGGTGCTGACAGTTCTCGGCATCCAGTCGTTCGCCAAGGACAACGACGGCAAGCCAATGCTCACCGACGAGCAGAAGGCCACGCTGACGGAGAAATACGGCGAGAAGTTCGTGACCGGTTTCGTAGCTGATCTGGCCAAGTACCAGGAAGAGGCCGAGGGAGCACAGCCCCTCACCGCCGAGGAGCGCCTGGAGCTCGACGCCAGCCGTAAGGAGACCGCCAACCTGAAGGCCCGTATCGAGCAGATGCAGGCTGCTGAGAAGGATTTCAAGGCCACCATCGCCAAGCTCGAGAAGCAGGCAGCCGACGGTGCAGGCGTGAAGGTGCCGGTAAGCGAGTTCGAGAAGAAGGCCATCGCCGCAGGTGTCGACCTCTCGCTGAAGCACAACCGCTTCCTGACCGACTATATGCAGGGTAAGGTGAGCGCAGCCTACAGCGGCGACTCTACCATCGACACCCAGGAGCTGAAGCAGGAGTTCGGCAAGTATGTCGACTCTAACCGCCTGGAGATCCTGCGTGGCCTGTTCGGTCAGACCGAGTCGACGAAGTACATGTCGTCGATCATCACCGACAAGACCGAGGTACGTGCCAACCAGACCAGCATCATCGGCAGCGTGCTGCAGCAGTTCGTTCCACAGTGGACCCCATCGGGCAAGGCCAAGTTCACTCCGCTGCGCATCAAGAACTTCAAGTGCAAGATCAACGTTCCCATCGTGCCCAGCGACATCATGGAGGATATCATCGGCTACATGTACGATGAGCAGAGCTCTACGCTCCAGGCCATGCCGGTAGTACGCTACATCCTTCAGCAGCTCATCTTCCCGAAGCTCGACGAGGAGCGCGAACAGGCCCTTGCACTCGGCCGCTACAAGGAGCTGGAGCCCGACGGCAACGGACAGTACACCGCCTCTTCGCCCATGGAGACCATGGACGGCTATCTCACCCAGCTCATCGACGCCTTCAATGCCGACGCAGCTGCTGGCGATAACGATCCCAAGTCGAACGTCCGCTGGATCGGCAATGGCAAGGACGTGGCCGCAATCATCGCAGGTAACGCCAGTCAGGACATGATGGAGTTCATCGACGCCATCGTCGACGAGATTGCCCAAAAGTATCCTCTCTATGCCCGCAAGAAGATGTTCGTACACGCCGATCCGAACCTGATCCTGGAGTACCAGCGCACCTACCGCGCCCACTACCCCATGCTGAAGAACGAGGACGGCGACGAGCGCGTGAAGATCGACTTCTCGAAGTTCACCTTCGCCCCCATGGAGGGTATGCGCGGCACAGGCTGTTTCTTCATCACACCGAAGGAGAACTTCAAGCACCTCATGAGCCACAACCCGCAGAACGTAGTTCTCCGCTTCCAGGAGCTTGACTACACGGTGAAGATCTTCGGAGAGTGGTGGGAAGGCACAGGCTTCTGGATGGCCGAGGCACTCTTCGCCTACATCTCACCCAAGGCTGCTACCGACTATAAGGCCCCGACCGCCACGGCAGCTGCCGGCGAAGGACAGCAGCAGGGCGACGGCAATGCACTCTAAGAGATTAGTATTTAAGAATCAGGAACAATAAAAAAGGATTTAGATTATGGCAAACGACGCTTATAGCATGGTTAGCGTGCCCAAGCAGGGCAGCAACCCCGGAATGCCACGTGGCAAGAAGAACATCGTGATTCTCTTCGACTTCGACAAGGTGAAGACCTACACACGCGATGAGAAGGGTGTCAACGTCACCGCCTTCGCCATGATGGAAGGTGCAAAACCCATCGGTATCTTCGTCGACCAGAACAGCATCGACTGTGGCGACGAGGTGGAGGGCGATGCCTACGCTCGCGGCTTCCTCCCGCACGTGAACTTCGACCACCCCGGTACCGAACTGGCCATTGCCGAGTTCAAGGCCAATAACGTGAACGGCAACCTCGGTGCCATCGTGATTCCCTGCGACGCAGCTGAGACCACTGTGAAGCAGTATGGCACGCCCTGTGCACCGCTGGTGATGCAGGCAGCCTCTGAGCAGGACACCAACGAGGCCCACAACAACCACTTCGAGCTGAAGGCCGAGATGCGCGGATATCCCATCGGCATCATGGCCAAGAGCATGATCCCCGCCACCGACAACGACGAGATCAACACCCTGCTCGGACTGGGAACCGGTTTGTAACAGGGCTTTCAATGATGCCCTTGGGTTATTGCTGAATACTACCAGGTTATTTAACCGTAAGTGCCACTCTATGCGAAATAGGTGGCACTTATTTTTGTGTCTTTTTACAACCGCAATTTAACATTTATTTTTGCAATGTTTTAAACCATTTAAATTCAAACAGTTATGAAAGAAGATGAGAACAAGAATGCCGCTGCTGCCGCTGAGCAGCCCGAGAACGATCAGCCCCTGGAGAATGCTGAAGCACCTGCGCCAGCCCCTGAGGCCGGAGCCGACGTGGACCGACATGACGACACCCCGCCAGCCGACGGCGAAGGATGTGAGAGCGTAACCGTGGTGATCATCGCCCACGACGACCGACATCTGGAGCTGATAGGCCGGCTGGTAGAGAAGAACCTGACGGGTGTCGACGCCGACATCCACGCTGTGACTGGTGAGAATCTGAAGGATACCGATGTGGAGACGCTGCTTGAGCACCTGCCTCATGTAAACACAGAGCGCATCATCCTGATGACCGACGGCATGCTGATACTGAACCCAGTAGTGCTGGGCGATATCGCCTGTCCGAAGGCCGCGAAGAAGGGCGACTTCCTCGACTTCAACACCCTCATGCCTGTGCTGATGCACAAGAGTGCCCTCCAGCAGCTGCTCGAGAGCCTGAAGGATGAGAAGCCCCATGCCGACATTGTCAACGAGTACTTCGGCCACTGCATGCCCAAGGGATTCCAGCCCGTGGTGCTGCGCGACATCTGGCGCGAGGAGAGCTGGCTGATGCCCGTTGCCTCGAAGCAGCCCAGCATCGATGCGCTGCGCCAGTGGGGTAAGACCCAGAAGTTCGCCCACATCGGCCCAGACTCATGGACCGAGGATGTCATCGCATACCTTCAGGAGAAACTGAGTGAGTAATAACACGATAAGAGTGAATGAGATTCACTAACCGCATCGCATATAAAACCAAGGCACATCCGGAGGCGCGTTCCCGTGCACCACAGCCGATGATGTCGGCTCCAGCACACGGGGAACCGCCGACGGGAGTGCCTAAGTTGCGTAAGGAGTGGCCCTTCCTGAACGAGCCCGGTGTGCCCGTTGAGCTGCAGGCGCTGGTGACCAGGAAGATCACCCGTTACCACGAATACACAATGCTCTACCAGCAGCTGCGTGGATGCGAGAGTGTGGAGGAGTGTGCCGATGTGGCCGGAAAGCTGCTCGACGCCTATACTGACAACCAGGCCATCACACGCGAGATGGACTACTACCAGAAACACCGCAAGGTGCTGGGACGTCATCCCCTGTTCCGCCATTTCAAGCAGCTCACCCGTCTGCGCTCCAGCAGCATCAAGGATCTGCTCCGTGAACAGCAGAAGACCAAGGACAACATCTGGCGCGTGAAAAGCGAGATACGTAAGGGCGACAAACCGCATCTGGACGGTAAGCGCCGGCAGAAGCTCCAGGAGTATGAGCTAAAGCTACAGGAAATAAACAGATTATTAGATGAGTAACTACTCTGAAAGCCATTTCCTGCGTCTGCAGGACTATATAGCCGACGGCTCGAAGGGCGAGCTGACCGACGCAGAGCGCGACTATGAGGATCTGCTGTTCTCAACGGCAGGCATCATACGCCGCGAAGGCCGTCCGGCAGCCCACGCATGGCTCATGGCCGACCGCGAATGCTCGCGCCATGTGGCCGACCGTATCGTGTGGGAGGCCATCAACCTCTTCTATGCCGTGGACCATGTGCGCAGCGAGGCCTGGCGCAACCTGCTCTTCGAGAAGCTGCTGACGGCAGCCCTCGACTGGGAGCACACCAACATCGTGAAGGATGAAAAGACCGGCGAGCGTAAATGCAAGGCTAACGCCAAGGATTACGAGGCCTACGTGAAGATCATCAAGGAGGCAGCCAAGCTGAAGCGGCTCACTGAGCGCGATGAGCAGCTGGTGCTCACCAGCCACAACCAGCAGATCAACATATTCGGTACCAACGCCCAGGATATGGGACTGCCCGCCACCGACCGCCGCGCCATTCTGCAGGCCGACTACTTCAAGCAGCTGCCCAAGAAGCACCAGCAGCGTCTGGAGATGGAGCTGGGGCTGAAGCCCCTCGACGTGGATCAGATGCTCGACAACTCAGTAGAACTGGCCAATGAAGTTACAGGAGAGTGAGGGCGTGAGTCGCCGCTATATCAACCAGTATGCCATGGTGGCCGCGCTCACCATGCCGCAGAACTTCATCGGTATCCTGGGCCGTGCCTCGGCCAAGACCACCCAGTTCCAGGCCATGCGCATACAGCAGGCCGTCACGGAATGTCCCGGTGCCCCGTTCGTGTGGGTGACCGACACCTACTCCAACCTTCACAAGAATGTCATCCCATCCGTACTCGAAGGCCTCAGGTTCCTGGGCTGGGAGATGGACGTGGAGTTTGTCATCGACCGCCAGCCACCCATTGAGTGGCAGCGGCAGATGTACAACGTCATCGACAAATACAAGCAGGTGATGACCTTCTGGAACGGCTTTACCTTTACCTTCGTCAGTCTCGACCGCCCCTCGATCGGTGCCGGACGTTCGTATGTGGGACTCTTCGGCGACGAGGTGAAATACTGGCCCGAGGCCAAGTTCACCAACATTCGCAAGGCCGTGCGCGGCTACCGTGCCCGCTACGGCGACTCACCATGGTACCGCTCGCTATCGCTCACTACCGACATGCCAAACCCCAACCACCTGGGCGAACACACCTGGGTGATGAAGCTGGTGAAGCTGATGGATAAGGAAAAAATCAAGCTGCTGCTGCAGACCGGTCAGGCCCTGAACGAATGTCGCCGTGAGTATGCCAAGGCCCTGCAGACCGATAACCAGCGGGCCATAGAGCTGACCGAGCGCAACATGCGCCGCTGGGAGGACAGGTGGACCGACCTGCGCCGTGGTACCACGCTCTTCCTTGTGGCATCCACCCTGATCAATGCCGACGTGCTGGGCGAGGAGTTCTTCAACGAGGAGATACAGGCCGGACTGGAGGGTATCGACACCAACCTCTTCTCCATCCCCCAGAAGCTCACCGCCGACCAGAAGTTCTACGTCAGCCTATCGGCCATCGCCTTCTTCATGGACGGCATTCGCATCGACATACTGGAGCGCCACGACTACGGATGGGAGCAGGACTGCACGGTACTGAAATACCTGGACCCCAACCGCCCCATCGACGGAGGCATGGACGACGGTAATATGAAGTCGCTGCTCATAGGTCAGCAGCGGGGCCGTGAGTACCGCGTGCTGAAGGAGATCTACACCCTGCCACCCGACAACGAGCGACAGTTGGCCGACCTGTTCCTGGACTACTTCAAACCCCACAAGAAGAAGCTGCTGCGACTGTACTACGACCGTGCCATGAACAACTACCAGAAGGTGGGCACATCGGCCATGCAGCGCATCAAGGCAGCCATCGAGGTGCGTGCCGACGGCACCCGCAGCGGCTGGCGTGTGCAGCTCATGTCGCTGGGCCAGGGCACCATCTACAGCAACACCGAGTACCAGTTCTTCAGCGCCCTCTTTGCAGGCAACCTGAAGAAGCAGCTCTTCACGCTGCTGATCGACGCCCAGAACTGTCCCAACCTGAAGGCCGAGATGGAGAACTGCCCCGTGAAGGTGGTGGAGGATAAGCGCACCGGACGCAAGGATATCCGCAAGGAGAAGAAGGGCGAGCGACTGCCGGCCCACCGTCTGCCCCAGGAGTCGACCAACCTCACCGACGCGCTGAAGTACCTCATCATGCGCCGCGAATGGGTGAACATCTGGCAGAGCTTCGGCAAGCATACCGTCATCGATCCCAAATAAGTAAAGAAAAGGCCGTTTTCTTACCATATCAGCCCCGATATGGTAATTTTTTTGCTGTTTCTTAACCTGAAACAGGCCAAGTTTTGGGCAAAAAGCACCGTTTTCCAATCCCTTTTTATATGATTGAATTCGCGGAACCCCGATAAACAGGGCATTCTTATGTGACAAAACGAAAAACGCCCTTCGTTATCGCACGATTGATGCCGGCCCGCCCTGCCGGAGACTTGCGACCGCACTTCGTGGAATGGCTCGGAAATGTGACACAAGGCCCCCTCATCCGGGCGCGGTGTCCTTTTGACCTCACCTTATTATATATATCTTTGCCATCAGTATGAAAAGAGAGACATTGAAAAACGGAAAGATCGTCGACCGTGCTGGCAGGTTCAACATGGTCGACACATCGACTGGCACCTATGCCATCGGTATGAGCTCGCGCTTCGGGGCGCAGAGCCTGAGTTCATTCTTCGACCTGAGCGGCCGCAGCTGGGATAAGGATCCGCAGAGCGTGGGCGGGGTGAGCATCGTACCATGGGGACCCGACGACCAGATGCCCCGCATGGTGCGCGACCTGCTGGAGAAGAACAACATTGGCCCTGGCATACTGGCCCGTAAGCTGGGCCTGATCTACGGTCAGGGTGTGCAGCTATACCGCACGAAGGTGGAGGAGAACGAGGTGGTACAGGAGTGGACGCAGGATGAGGAGATACAGGCGTGGCTCGACACATGGGACTACCAGCGCTACGTGCGCCAGTGTCTGACCGAGTATCTGCATATGGGTGGCCACTTCACCAAGTACCAGAGTGCCAAGAGCGTGCGCATAGGCAAGCCATGGATCCACTCGCTGAAGTGCATACCGAGTGCCGACTGCCGGCTGGTGTGGCCCGATCCGCATCGCACACCATCGCTCGACGACATCACAGAGATACTGGTGGGCGACATGGAGCGCTGGCGCCAGCTGGAGGTGTTCCCGCGTTTTGACAAGTGGAACCCTGCAGCCCATGAGGCAGCCATTGAGTACCATTCGCTCAGGAGTTTCGGACGTAACCTCTACGCGATATCCTCATTCCATGGATCCATACCCTGGATGCAGGATGCCAACGATATCGCCGAGATAGTACGTGCGCTGAACGACAACGTGATAGCAGCTGCCTACATCGTACACGAGCCGCAGGCCTACTGGAACGAGAAGCAGCAGGCCATCGAGGCCGACCATCCGGAGTGGACCGAGGCCCAGGTAAGCAAGGAAATAGATAAGCTGAGGGATCAGATTACCCGTCAGATAGCCGACGTGATGGCCGGCAAGCAGAATGCCGGCAAGTTCTTCACCTGTGTGGACTTCGTCGACGATCAGGGCAATCCGCAGTCGTGGAAGATAGAGCCCATAGAACTGAACCTCGACAAATACATACAGGCCCAGAAGGATATCTCGAAGATGGCCGACAGTGCCACCACCAGCGCCATGGGACTCTCGCCGGCACTGGCCAACATCATCATCGACGGCAAGAGCGACTCGGGCTCGCAGATGCTCTACGCCCTGAAGATATTCTACGGTGCCGACACGGTGATTCCGGAGCAGATAGTGCTGGAGGCCATCAATGACGCCATCCGCATCAACTTCCCGGAGAAGAAGGACCTGTTCCTGGGATTCTACCACAAGACCATACAGAAAGAGGATAATGTAAGCGCGGGCGACCGCATGACCAACCAGCAATGAAACAGCCAAAACAGAGATATGTGGAACTGCCTGAGACCTGGGACGAACTGACCGAGGCCGACTGGCGCGACCTGCTGAAGATACGTCAGCAGGTGGTTGAACATGGCGGTAAGTACTCCGAGCTCGATATCCTGACCGAGAGCGCCCGTGTGCTGCTGAAGAACCGCGGCATCTACCTGCAACTCTCGAACCCGAACTATATACAGCTGGTGGGTCAGCTGGCCAAGACGCTGAAATGGCTCTGGCATGTGGAGGATAACACGATATCGCTGGTATATAAGGACACCCGCAACCTGTTACCAAAGGTACGCGAGTGGATAGGACCGATGGATCACGGATCGGATCTGCTCTTCGGTGAGTTCCGCATGGCCATGGCCATCATGAAGAACTACGAGCAGCACCCTTCGGATCGCGACCTGAACGTGCTGGCAGGCCTGCTGTACAGGCCCGAGGCCTCGGAACAGCTGCAGCGCGAACAGCAGCTGCGCCGACAGCCCTACGAGTGGGATAACTTCGAGCAGAAGGAGATGCGCGGCCAGCAGATGCAGCGCTGGCAGGTGTGGGGTATCTACGCCTGGTTCGCCTGGTTCTGCGAGTATCTCACCACCGGCACCTTCATCATAGAGGGCCAGGAGGTGACGTTTGCCCCGCTGTTCAGTCACGGATCGGGCGAGGGTAAGGACGAAGGCGGAGGGCTGCAGCAGATATGCCTGACACTGGCCGAGAGCCACGTGTTCGGTACCGCCAAGGACGTAGACCAGACGCCGCTGCTCACCGTGATGCAGAAACTGCTGCTCGACTATCGTGCACTACAGAAACTTAAGAAGAAGAAAATATGATCATCACAACATCAGAACAGCTGAGGAACCTGACAGGATCCTACTATGCCAACAACGACTTCAAGAAGATCGAGAACATTGTGAAGGCCGTGGAGCAGGAGCTGCTCCATACCCTCGGTATGCAGTCGCTCGACAGTCTGCAGGATGATGCCAAGCTGGCAGCCCAGCAGGCCGTGGCCTTCATGGCTACCATGCGGTTCTACCGTCTGAACGATATCTCGCACGAGAACGCGGGCCGTAAGGTGAAGATTGACAAGGAGAACGAGGCGCGGCCATTCGAGTGGCAGCTGGCCCGCGACGACCGTGCCCATCTGGAGGAGTACTACCGTGCGCTCGACCGTCTGATCGACGCCCTTCAGGAGAACGAAGCATTCCATAACTCTGAGATATGGAAGCACCAGCAGCTGCTCATCGTGAAGGATGCCGACTCGCTGAGCTACCTGACGGGAGTGGATCCTTCGCCATGGCTCTACATGAGGATGGTACCATACCTCGCCGACAGTCAGCGGTTCGTCAGGAAAGCCTACGGCACCGACATACCCACCGACGGCCAAAACGAGGAACTGGAGCATGCAGCACAGATGGCCGTGGCCCTGGGTGCCATCGCCCTGATGGGGCGCCGCACATCGCTGCAGACCATGCCTTACGGACTGATGAAGCTATTCGAGAGCGACGGTGGCGGCAACCGCCAGGAGGCAGCTGCACTCGACCGTCTGGACGACTACCTGAAGCACCTTTCGGATGAGCAGCGCTACTGGCTGAACGAGATGAAGCAGCTACGCGACGAAGCAGCTGGAGCCGATAAAGCCACCAGCCTGCAGATGCCTGAGAACGATCCACACAACAAATTCATGCGAGTATGAGCAACAGTCCCTTCATAACCAAGTTTGCTGCCGACGCCGGCGATATCGTGGTGAGCGGGCTCAGCGAGTCGAAGGCGTTTACGCTGACCAAGAACGGCACGCCCATCCTGAATGAGATATACAACTATGACTCTGAAGGGAACATCCGCGTGACAGGCCTGGCCGATATCCTGTCGCAGGCCGTATACGGGGAGCTGAAGGAGGGAGAGCAGCAGCATGCCTGTGCCGAGTTTACGGCCACCCTGGGCGAGACGACCTACACCCGCGACATCTATGCCATGCGCCTCCAGAACGCCAAGGATCCCGAAGGCGAGAAGGTGGTGCTGGCCATGGGTACCAACGGCGTGTGCTACCCGGGACATCCACTGTTGATAACTGTGATCGGCGTGGTGGAGGTGACCCTGTCGCGTCCGGGCCGCGCGATAACCGCCCGCAACATCGGTGAGAGCGGAAAGGTGATGACCGTGGACTGCGACCCTAAGAAACTGTTCCCGAATCACTACAGGGAAGGATCCTACATCGACATTGAGGATGAGATAGAACGCATCATTCTGGCACCATGCGATGACCTGGTGACGGTGCGCTTCCTGAACCGCTACGACATGCCGGAATGTATCACGGCCCGCTACATGACCGAGAAACCGTCGGTAGAGGACCAGACATCCCTGATGTACGGACGCCGCACCCGTTTCAGCGTGAAGTCGACAACGGAATACACGCTGAGCAGTGGCCGGCTTCACACCGAGCGACAGTACGACACCTGGCAGGATCTGCTCACATCGCGCAAGGCACAGCTGCTGTGGCGAGGCGAGTGGGTGGATATCGTGGTGACCAAGAGCAACTATACCCGCCAGCGCCGTGCCTTCTACCACACGAACATTGACGTGAATTTCCAGATGGCTAATCCATACATGACACTATGATATCTATTAATTACTACCGAGAATTCGTGGCCGAGCTCGTGAACTATGCCAAGCAGGCAGCCCAGCTGAACGAGGATGTGACTATACGCCTGGCTGTGACCGAACAGCAGCTCATCAACCTGCTGAAGGATCAGGGAGGCATTGTGGTGGCCGGCAACATACCAGGCGCTGACATCACCCAGGCCAACAGCTGGTACCAGAGCGAGGGTGAGTGCCTGCTGCTGGTGCTCGAGAAGATGCCGGAGGATTATCAAGGCATGGAGCAGGAGTTCGAGCGTTACGCGGTGCTGCAGCGGCTGATGACAGAGATTGTCAGGATACTGACCAATGCCGACGGCTTCGATCGGTTCTGTGACAAGGGAAAGATGGACTACTCGCGCCCGTTGGTGGTGGAGTGGGAGTATAACACCTATGGCGGATTCAACGGCCTGAGTGTCACCTTCCGCCTGAAAGACGGAGAGGTATGACCACGCAGCTCATCATTGACGGCAACCAGGCGGTGATACCCAAGAACTTCTCGGCCACCGTAAAGCGTGAGAACTCGTTCTTCACCAAGAACGGCGAGTACACGTATGACTGTACGCTGAATCTCGACAACCCCGTGAACTGCAGTCTCTACGGGTTCCTGAACCGACTGAACAAATCGGCCCAGGTAGAGACGAAGCGCTCGGCAGTGCTCATAGCCGACGGCCACGTGTACTGTCGCGGCACGGAGATCATCACCCGCTGGACGGAAAAGACCGTCACCATCCAGATTGTCAGTGGCGAGTCGGAGCTGAACTACTTCATTGGCCAGGACCAGAAACTCGACGAGCTGGATATGGGCACCATCGAGGATGAGGATAATGAAGTGGTATATCCGCTGATCAGAGCCGGCGACGGACTGTTCGTGAACTGCAAGAAGGTGGAGCACCAGAGCGGTGGCGGTACGTTCCACCGTGTGGAGTGGGATAAGCAGGCCCCCAGCCCTTATCTGTGTGTGTTTATCAACAGGATGATGACTGCCTTAGGATATACGGTTGGTACCAATCACCTTGAGAACACGCTGTTCAAGAAGCTGTTTATTGTCAACACCCACAGGGTGGAGACGTTCCAGGAGATGATACCTGGCTGGACCGTCAAGGATTTCCTTACCGAGGTGGAGAAGCTGACAGGAACGGTGTTCGTAACCAACAATACCGATCCGGAGAACCCCACCTGTGACATCATCCAGAAAACGGCCTACTACCAGTCGGCCCAGCAGTTCACCATCCACAACGTGGTAGACGCCTACGAAGCAGAAGTTCAGGACGATGACTCCAGGGATGCAGAGTTCTCGACATCCGACGTGGACTATGACATGCCCGACAGCCGTTGGGATAAACTGATGCGCCTGCCCGAGTACATGCCTGCAGGGGTGGTGACCCAGGAATACGAGTCGTTCAACAGTCTTTACCAGGCAGCAAAATCGGGTAACCCCGACAGTTCCATTATATATAAGGATACTTCTACAGGAAGAACATACATCAAAACCTGCCGCAGCTTTGATGACAACAGGCTGGGTACCATCACCTCGAACTTCCTGCTCGAGGTGAACCAGTTCGCAAAGATTGACAGGGAGGATACCACCTCGACGCTGGAGCTTAAGATAACGCCTGCGCCGCTGATGCCCACCTACTACGTGAGAGCCGGACTGGAGATCATTGACCTTGGGAGCAGCGACGGCTATTATGAGTTCCATTACGACGAGGCAGGATCCTACGAGGATGAGGAATCGGAGGAAGAAAGTGAACCGGTAAACTTCGAGGAAGCCATACGTGAGGCCGAGAAGAAGGAGAGCAGTGCCGGCGACCTGTACTGTGCCTTCTATAACGGAACGACGCGAAACAGCTTCCCGCAGATATATACCGACGCCTATCATGCCTCTATGCTGGCATTGCTTTACAATTATGACAGGGCCTATGATTATGGCACGCCTGAAGGCTCTCTAAGACTGGTGGATCTGGAGGCAGCCTACTTCCAGGGCGGTTACGAGATCGACACGAAGCACGCCGTAACCATCGAGACTTACGACCCCAACGTGATAGACCCGCGCCAGGTGTATGTGATCAGGAACAAGCGCTATGTGTGTAAGGATGTGGAGGAGAACATTACCGCCGATGGCAGGCAGAAGAAATGGAAGGGCACGTTCTTCCCCATCCATATCAGCGATGAGTCGCTCCTGCAGCGCTGGGTGCTCACCCATGGCGTATGGGATGACCATGCGGCCTGGCTCGACGATGGCCGATGGAACGACGACTACGACGGTGCAGTGGTATAACTACCGGAAACGTGCAGAGAACAGCTCATAACAGGCGGCAACCAGTAACGACGGCTGCCGCTTTCTGTATCTTTGCACCGTGGAAAGTCCACAAAGCTTCATAAAGCTTAATACCAACTTAATATGTTAATATCATGGCGGTAAAAACCTACCTTTCCAAAAACAACAACAAGTACAATGCTGGCTACGGCAAATACTATGCCTATGCCGACAACGAGAAGCCTATTACGCTGGATGGACTCGCCGACCACATGGCCCACCACAACACCCCCTTCACCAAAGGTACCATCGTGGGTATCCTGAAGGATATGGTGAGCTGTATCCGCGAGTTGAACCTGAACGGACAACCGGTGAAGATCGACGGACTGGCCATCTTCTCGACCCACATCGAGAACAAGGGCGGATGGGAAGATCTGAAGGATGTGAATCTGAACATCGGTGGTGAGAAGGACAACATCCAGGCACTACGCCTCTGTGCCCAGGCTACGGGCGAGTTCACCAAGGCCGAGCTCACCAAGTATGGTTCCGTGCTGCTGAACCGTGAGTGGCGCACGAAGGTGCAGGAGGCCAAGAAGGCTGCAGGCATGGATCCCGACCTGCCAGGCGGTGGCGATTAAGCCATGTTGGCCAGCTGCTGAAGCCGTCCTTTCGGGGGCGGCTTTTTGTTTGTATCTTTGCGCCATGGATGATATCAGTTACAAGGAGATAGACCTGTGGGTGCGCGAGGAACTGTCGCAGCACGGCGAATGGCTCATCGACCGGTTCATCGAGGCGCTTGAGAAGGGTGGCAACGTGGTGAGTGGCGACCTGATTGACTCGTTCGACTACCAGACGGGTTCGGAGGGTGGCGCACAGACGCTCACCGTGAGCTTCCTGACCTATGGGCGACTGGCCGAGGTGATGAGCAGCCGGCGCAAGAAACAGCAGAAGATAGCCAAGAAGAACGGCGACGTGTGGGGCAAGAAGAACCACAAGCCCAAGAAAGTGCAGTGGTACAACAAGAACCGCTACGGAGGCTACGGCCGACTGATACGCCGACTCACTGCCGGCATGAGCGACCATGAGCTGCAGCGCATCCGTGGCATCCTGAACCAGGCCAAGGCTGATTTTGCATCAGCTTGATTCTTAAAATTAGGGTTTCCCGCCACGAAAATAGGGATTTTCCCTTGCAGATCTCATAAATTTTTCCGATCTTTGCAGTGAACAAAAGAAGAAAGGAGTTGGATATGTTTATACTCGGAACCATAGGAATAGTAGCAGTCGTAATCGGAGTGATGCTCCTGATGAGCGATGAGAAGCCTGTACCGAAGAACCACAAGCCGATAAATAAACGTAGATATGCAGATCCTCCAGGATGGGGGACACCACATGGTTTTTGATTGTCCTTTTAGATACAGATAATTAGAAGTACCTTTGCGTTAGTAACAACGTAAAGGTATTTTTTATGAGCATTACAGCAGATGTTATCAAGTTACGCTTTGATGTACAGCCAAAGTACGATCAGCAGCAGATGAACGAGCTTAAGGAGGATCTGAAGGATACGGAGAGTACCCTGAAGAAAACCCATAAGGAAATCGAAAAGAACACTGACAGCTACAAGAGGCTGACAGAGGAACTGAAGAACTTGAAAGCCAACCGTGACAGGCTGAACGCCCAGAAAATGCGTACTGCCGAGGAAGAAAAACAACTCGCCCGTATTAACAGGCGAATAGCAGAGTGCAGCCAGAAAATTGAAGAGAACAAAACCAGAGGTGCAGAGCTAAGCCGGATGTATCGCGAACAGACTGTCGCAGTACAGAATGCCAACAAGAAATTGGAGGATTTCTTCGAGCAGATGGATCTTGGGAAAATGCCTCTCTCTGATCTAATTGCTCGCCAGAAGGATCTCAATATTCTTGTTCGCAATCTAAAGCCAGACACAGATGACTTCAAGAAATATACGAAGGCTCTTCAAGAAACAGAAGCCCAGATAGCAAAGACAAAAGAAGAAATTTATGGTACCAGAGACGCTCTGGAGAAAAGCGCAGGCGGATGGAAATCGTATCTAAAAATGTTCAACGAGTTTATGTTTGCTATCAATGGCGCTTTGGCTGTTAAAGATCGTATCGTTCAATGGGCTGATCAGTACGTGCAGAGCTTTGCCAAGATGGATGATGCGATGACCGACGTGATGAAGTACACTGGCCAGACGAAGGCTGAGGTGGAGGAAATGAACGAGTCGTTCAAGAAGATGACCACCAGGACACCACGAGAGGAATTAAACGCACTGGCTGGATCAGCAGGTCGCTTGGGTATTCAAGGAAAAAAGGATATCGAGGGATTTGTATCTGCAGCAGATAAAATCAATGTAGCTCTGGGTGATGACCTCGGAGAAGGTGCCATAGACCAGATAGGTAAGCTTACCATGGTGTTTGGTGAAGACAAGAAGATGGGCTTGGAGGGTGCTCTACTGGCCACAGGTTCTGCCATCAACGTACTTGGTGCCAACAGTTCTGCCAACACCGGATTCATCACCGAGTTTACCTCCGAAATGGCTGGCATGGCCGTGAATGCCAGGATAGCACAGACCGATATCATGGGTTATGCCTCTGCCCTCTCCCAGTCGGGAGTGGAGGGTAAGGCTGCCAGCGGTGTGTTTGCGCAGCTGATCACGAAGATGTTTACCGACCCTGCCAAATTCGCCAAGGCTGCAGGTCTGGAAGTGAAGGCCTTCACCGATCTGCTGAAGACCGATGCCAACGCTGCCATTATCCAGTTCCTGGAAGGACTGAAAGCCCAAGGCGGATTCGACGCGCTGGCGCCAGCCTTGAAATCGCTGAAGATGCAAGGTACCAATGCCATACCTGTCATCTCATCGCTCATCAATAAGATGGATGAGTTGAGGAAAGCCCAGAGTGATGCCCGTAAGGCCTACGACGAAGGCACCTCGATCATCGAGGAGTTCAACAATGCCAACAGTTCAGCTGCAGCTAAACTGGAGATAGCCAAAAAGGCTCTCAATGATGTATCCGTAGAACTCGGGCAAAAACTGATGCCCATAGTGGAAGGAGGATTGGCCACATCAAAGGTAATTCTTCAGGTGTTATCAACTGTTGTTGGTTTTGTAACACGTAATATTTCCACCATCTCAAGACTGGCGGTAGGAATCGGTGCCTATACTGCTGCCGTCCAACTGGCCACAAACGCCACAAAAATATGGAATATCGTTACGAAGGCCACTCCATGGGGGCTGGTTCTTGCCGGTATTACTACTATATTGGTGGCATATGATAAATACAAGACCCGTATGGCTGAAGCCAAACGGCTACGTGAGGAGCTTAACAATACAGAAGCCGATGCCGTCACAAAATATACCGAAGAGTCGCGGGAGGTAAAACGCCTCGATGCTGCCATGCGTGACGAACGTATCAGTTTGGATGAGCGACGTAAAGCCCTGGACCGGCTGAAAGAGATTATTCCTGATTACAACGGAATGCTCGATGAAGAAGGACGGTTGACACGTGACAACAAGAAAGCGATCGACGACTACCTCGTATCGCTTCAGAAGCAAATCCGACTAAAAGCATACCAGGATAAATTACAGGAACTGTATACTCGACAGGCAGAGCAAGAGGAGGAACAAAGAACTGCATCTGACAACTATTGGAATACGAAACAGACAAACACCCTGCAAGGTGGCAATAGTCCTGTGTTGAGCCTGATGAGAAAGATAGGCATTGGTGAAGAAGCAAGTTTGAAACGTACACTTGATGCTGCCGACAAATCGCTGGCCGATACAAATAATAAGATAAGCACCTTGGAGAATCGCATCAAAGATCTTGGCGGCAGCGTTATCGACCTCTCTTCAAATCAAGAAGGTGGATCGGGTGACGATGGAGGTTCCGGAGGATCTGGCGGTTCCGGAGGCAGTGGTGGCTCCGGAGGTTCTGGAGGAAAAACCGATAAGGAGAAGGCCGAGCGCGACAGAAAACGCAAGGAGCTGGAGGCTCAGGAGAAGGCTGCCTACGAGCGCGAGCTGCTGCTTCTGCGCCAACAGTACCAGGGCAGGAAGGATATGCAGGATGAATGGCACCAGAAGGAACTGACTGCCGAACAGCGTTATTTGGGTAAGATAGGCCAGCTTCGCGATGAATACAACGCCGATGAGAGCGAGAAGATGGAGATCCAGAACAAGCTGCTCGATACTATTATCAAGGAAGCCAATCTTCGAGAAGAGCAGCGCAAGCGCAACCAGCAGGCGTCACTCCATAACATCGACATGTACCAGGCTGAAGCCGAGATGAATCTGATACGGCAGCAGCTCGACGGTGAGATCAGGACTCAGGAAGAATTCAATCAGAAGAAACTGGCCTCTGAGATCAATTATCAGCGGATGCGCCTGGTATATCTCGAGAAGGGATCGGCTGAATATCTGGCTGCACAGAAGCAGCTGCTCTCCATGGAGCTGCAGCAACAGCAGCAGAACGAGAAGGAGAAAGAGAATTTCATCAATAGCTATCAGAACGGAAACAACTCCGCCCTGCAGGGACATCTAAGCGAGGCCGAGACCTTCGCCGAGAGACTGCGCCTGAATGAGGAGTACAGGGATAAGGATCTGATCAGCGAGCAGCAGTACCAGCAGAACCTGACCGCCATACAGCAGGAACAGACGGAGGCACGCCAGGAGATACAGCAGGCTGCCATAGATTTATGGAACCAGTCGATACAGGCCGCTCAGCAGCTGTTCCAGGTGATGCAGCAGCGCGAGACGGCTGCCGTGGATGCGAAATACAAGAAACTGATAGCTGCTGCCAAGAAGCAGGGTAAGGATACCACCAAGCTCGAGGAACAGCAGGAGGCCGAGAAGATGGCCATCAAGAAGAAGTATGCCCAGAAGGAGTTCCAGTTGAAGGTGCTGCAGATCGTGTCTTCGACCGCCATGGCCATCGCTGACGTCTGGAGTAAATGGGCCGGTACGCCGTATGTGGCAGCTGCACTGACGGCACTGGCTGTGGCCAATGGTGCCGTACAGCTGGCATCGGCCAAGGCTGCTGCCGACCAGGCTGCAGGACTCTATGAGGGAGGTTACTCAGAGGGATACACAGCCAAGGGCGATCCGAAGGAACAGGCCGGTGTGATCCCCGTGCACAAGAACGAGTTCGTGGCCAACCATAAGGCTGTAGCCAACCCACAGGTGCGTCCGGTGCTCGACGTGATAGACCGCCACCAGAAGGTGGGCGACATACAGATGCTGAACGCCACCCGCCTACTGGAGGAAGCCTACGGGCGCGGCCGCTACCGTGGCGGATATTCGCAGGACGGGGAATATGGAAATTACGGAGCTGATGGAAATACCCAGGATTCGCGTAGATCGGATGCCGACGTGCTGGAGATACTGCGTCGTATTGAGGATAATACCGCCGATGCACTCACGGTGAAGGAACTGCGTGACGCCATACGCCGACAGGAGAGTCTGGAGAGGAACGCCCGCCGTTAATGGTGTCCTTTTTTATCTGATTCTTATTACCTACTTTTGCAGTATGACAGTTTACCAGGCCATACACAGAATGCGCGAGCTGACCCTGAAGGGACAGCCCTTCGCCCTGAGCTATATGACCTACTCCATGCAAAGACATGAGAGCCATGGTGAACGTACCTGTGAACACGCCCTGCTCGTGAAGAACGAGAAAAGCCAGGACGATGATCTGCAGAACTACATGCTGACCTATCGCGACCAGGATACGGGCGAGGCCCGCCACTTCTGGCAGCCCCTGCTGATGAGCTTTAATCACGAACCACTGACAAGTATTGACTGATATGGCTGAAGATACCAATATGACTATTTCGAGCGGCACCACCGGTACCGAAACGCCCGACAACAACGGGACACCCGATGTGATCTCAGAGGAGGAGAAGGCATCGGCCGTGAGACTGCTGTTCAATATCATCTTTGAGCATATCGTACCATGGGGACAGGAGAACGGTGACACCGGCCTGTCGTCGCGCCTGAAGCTGTATCGCAATTTCGAGAAGATCAAGGCATGGATCGATGCCTCGCCTACCTTTTTCCTCTCAAAAATATACGACGATATCGCCTTCGGCCATATTACGTTCAACAAGGGTATCACAACCAACGGCTATACAGACGACCTCGGCGTTGAACATCCGGGTCTTGAGGTGAAAGGCGACTCTACCTTCACTGGCAGCCTGTCGACTCCGGAATTCATCAGTTCCTTCTTCGGTGGCCAGGGTTGGGCCATCCGTAAGGAAGAGGTGGTGAATGCCGCCGGCGTCATCGAGTACAAGTACCACCTGGAGATAGACGACGTCACCATCCGCAACACGCTCCGTGTCTTCGAGATGATCATCTGTCAGCTGATGGGAGAGAACGCCAACCGCTACTTCTCCGACATGTTGGAGGTGGACCACTACGACCCCGAAACGGGGCGTATCTGGCTGAAGACATCCAACGGACGCCTCTACAACCCCTTCCGCGTGGGTGACCTCATAGAGGTGCAGCAGTACAACGACGATCCGTCGGAAGCCAACGACTGGTACGTCACGAAGCACTATGAGCTGCGCATCACTGCTGCTGGCCTCGGTGACCGCAGCCTCGGTGAGGACCGCCTCGACTGGGTGGAGTTCGACAACTTCACCACAACCATGGAGAACGGGAAGCCTCAGTCCCTCATCCAGGAGCATGACACGCTGGTACGTGCCGACAACGACCGCAACAGCAAGCGCAAGGGCCTCGTATCCGTCATGGCCATAGGCGAGAACACACCGTACATCGACGTGCTCTACGGACAGAAGACCGACCCGCAGCACGCCTTGAAGTCCCGCATGGGAAACCTCGAGGGCATACACACGGACCTCTTCGGATGGCTCGAGGGCTTCGGACTGTACGTCAATAACCTGTACGGCGTGGGCAAATTCTTCAACTACCAGACGGGCGAGAGCCTCTCGGCATCCATCCGCATGACACGCGAGCTCTTCAAGTCAGTCTACTCGGAGACCGTATACAACATCAACGAGGAGGACAACTTCCTCTCCAACGGATTCTTCCAGCATGACCTCGAGGACTGGACCAAATGCGCCACCGACGGATCGGCAGCACCTGCAGACTCCGGAACGGAGATGCTCGGAACCGTGGAAGAGGCAGGCGGGGTCTCCGCACCCATCCTCGTGAACGGTACGCCGATATCGG